GACTCCAGCGGTAACGTGGGTATTGGTACAGCTAGTCCATCTACTACGCTTGATGTCAATGGTACTGCTAGTGTTAACTACTTAGTTGCTAGAGCACAGGATGGTTTTAATGAGGGTGGTGAGATTCAGTTTGTAGGTGCAGGTACTAATGGCACTTTCCAGATAGATAACCATGCTGGTAATGCTCGTGTGTTCACTCTTGGCACTGGTAAGTATTTTGAGATTATTGGCGGTAGTGGGATTATTGCTAACGGCTACAACAACTCTAACTGGGATACAGCATACTCATGGGGCAACCATGCTTCTGCAGGGTATCAACCAGCAGGAACATACAACACTGTCATTGGTACTGACTCAGACATTAACACTTCTGGTGCAACTATCATTGATAACATTTACGTTACTGATGGTGTTATTACAAGCATGGGTACACGTACTCTAACTGCTTCTGACATTGGTGCTGGTATAGTTAATGTGTACACAGATACGCAGACAGGTGTAATTTCTACATCAAGTGCGTCGTTTGTTAATACAGGACTTTCTGTGACGTTTACCCCTGCTTCTTCGTCTAGTAAATTTGTGGTTCACGTATACCATAACATTCTTGGTGATGACTCTGGCGGTAACTCTGCCGTTCAAACGCAAATTGTTACCCCTTCAGGTAACTTTGTTGCTGATTATGGTTCAGAAGGTACGTCAAACAACTATACTACTGATCCTACAACTGAAGTATGTACCTTTACAACAGGCAGTACTGCAAGCGTAACAGTTAATGTACGACACCTTAGAAGTGGTGGTAATTCAAATAACATGTGGCACAGCGGAACAGGCACAGCTTGTGTTGTTGTGTATGAAGTAGCATAAAGGATAAATTATGAGTTCAATTATACGCGCAAGCGACAACTTTGATCCTCAAGACTTAGGTGCAGTATCGTCTCTTGACACACTTACTGAAGCATACTTGTCAGGATTAGGTACAGGTACTGATGGTCAGGCTGTATTCTCCGATGGTGCAGGTAACTTTGAATGGGCTGATGTGCCTATTAAGTTTTTAAGTTTAAATGTTGATACGCAAGGCGGTGGTTTGATTAGCACTACTAGCACATCATACGTAGATACAGGATTAAACCTAACAATAACTCCACAAGAAGAAAATAGTTTCTTTATTGTATTTGCAACACATAACGCATACACTGAGGATGACTCAGGTGATGAGTCTATCTGGACACGTATAACGTATGATGGTGCTGAGAAATACGAAACACGTACTTATGTTTCAGGAACTAATAATAACCGTTCAGCCCATTGTATTACACACATGACTACATTTCAATCTGGTACTACTGAGCCTCACGTAGTTAAAGTTCAACATAAACTAAGTTATGGGACTGGATCTAACTACTGGAACTGGGATTCAAATCATTTACCACGCTTAACCGTAATTGAGGTATTGGCATAATGAACAAATACACAGCACAAGCACTAGGCAACCTACGCCCTAATGCAGTCTTTAACCTTATGGGCGATACGCTGGAGTGGCTTGACACTGAGCAGACGCAACCTACTGAAGCTGAACTAGCTACAGAATGTGATCGTTTAGCAGCAGAAGAACCTGCAATGCTAGTACGCAGAGAACGTGATCGTTTGTTGTCACGTACTGACTGGTGGGCTAGTTCAGATTTAGAAATGACAGAAGAGCAGAAGACATACCGTCAATCTCTTCGTGACATTACTTCTCAGGCTGGTTTTCCTAACGACGTTATCTGGCCAACGAAGCCTTAATCATGAATAAACTATCTAAGTTTATCGGTCGTGTGCTTAATGCTAATGGACCTGCTCAGATAGTTAGCTATTCATTCTGGGGTATCCTCGTAGCGGGGATGCTCTGGGACTACTGTGATGATTGCCTCCCTAACGCTCTATTAGCCTCTTGGGGAACCGTTAGTGCTCTAGTACTAGTAAGTGCTATCTGGCTACCTAGAAAGGCTACAATCGCTCTTCTATGGCTTGACATGCTTCTAAGTGCTATAGTTCTTTCTATCTACGCGATGCACGACCCACACTTTGTTTCTCAAATTACTTACAATGTGAGAGACAACGGTGAGTTTATGAAGGTAGAAGGAAGTGTAACAACATACTTCACAGATGCTATGCTAGTGTGGATGACAATGCACTCTGCATACTTAGCTAACTTATTGCAACGTCAAGAACTTGAATCAAGGAGATTCCACAATGGACTTTGATGCACTTGCTCCAATCCTCATTGCCCTTGTGGGCTCTGCTGGGTTATGGGGTTATCTTAGCACCAAGGCTAAACAAGAGCATGAGCGTCGCCTCAAGCAAGACAGCACAACTGCTGAATTTAATGATACTCTCAAAGAACAAGTAGAGAGTCTCAATACCAAAGTAGACAAACTAGTTGTAGAAAAAGAAGAACTTCTAAAAGCCATAGCAGATTTACGAGCGGAGCTGGCAGAAGCAAGAGCAACAGTACAGCACCTTGAAGCAGTAGTACGTTTACGTAATGACTATAGAGGTTAGTATGCTAGGTGTAATCAGTAAAATCTTTGGTAGTGGTGACGTAATCTCTAAGGGTATTGACCTTATTGATAGTATGCACACCTCTACTGAAGAGGAGATTGTAGCTAAGACTAAAGCTAAAGTAGACATCATGAATGCCTACGCACCTTTTAAATTAGCTCAGCGTTACTTGGCATTAATGTTTACTGCGATGTTTGTTTTCATCATGGCTAATGGTGTTCTTGGTTCTCTGTATGGCGTAGTGCCTTTAGAGAATGTAGAGGAGGCTAAGAAGTTTGCTAATGAGATGTGGCTTGGTGAGATCATGTTAACCATCGTTGGCTTTTACTTTGGCGGCGGTGTCGTGGATTCAATCAAAGGTAAGAAGTAATGTCTAAATACTTTAGTGAGAAAGAAGTAGCATGTAGCCATTGCGGTGAGTCTAAGATGGACCCTCTGTTTATGGAATACATGGACGAGATTCGTGAACAGTGTGGCAAACCGTTAATTGTTACCTCTGGCTACCGTTGCCCTGAACATCCTATTGAAGCTAAGAAATCTAAAGCAGGTGCACACACGACAGGTAAGGCTATGGACCTTGCGGTAGATCGTGGCGATGCTTACGTGCTACTAGACATTGCTGTTAGTTCTGGTCTCTTTACAGGCATTGGCATACAGCAGAAAGGCTCAGGCCGTTTCATTCATTTAGACATCTGTGAAGAACCAGAGATGTCACCAAGACCGACTATCTGGAGTTACTAATGGCAGATACACCACGTTACACAGGCGTAACATACGAACAAGATTACTTTAGACAGCCTGACGAATCAATGTATGATTTCATGATGCGTCTAGCTAAATTACGTGCTACAGGTGTTTTAGGCGGTGGCGGTATGTTAGATACCCCTACTGAAACTGTGTCTATTGAAGAAGTACCTACGCAGACTGCACCAGCAGTAGCTGCTAATTTAGGTATGGTACAGACGAATACAGGAAGCAGTGATTCAGGTACACAGCGACGTGTATCAAGTGGTCAGCCTATCTTAGATAAGAATGGTAACCCTGTTCTTGACAGTAGCGGTAATCCTGTCATGGGCACTATGGTTGTTAACGAACCTAAAAAAGAAACAACATACCGTGATTCAATAAACATTGCGGGTGGTAACTCACTCATGCCTTCTGATGTAACAGGCAAGGCTGGTCCAGTTGGACAGCTTGTTGGTATGGGTATGGATTATCTTGTAGAACGTGACGCTATCTCTAAAGCTGCTGAGTACCTTGGGGTTACTGAAGATGATGTGCTAACGATGGCTGCATTAGATGATACTAGCGCAGTGAAAGCAGCACTTGACAACGGTATGCTAGGCTTTAAACCTAATACTGAAGCTTCTGTTGGAATGAAGATTGCGAAGGCAGCGTTGAATCCTATGTCAGCTGCTATGGACTTTGGTAAGGATCTTTTGTTCGGAAACAAAGACATTACCGAATACAAGATGGAAGATCAGCTTAACGCAGCTATAATGGAAGAAGCAGCTAACAGAGCAGGTATGTTCTCAGGTGTAATGAAAGGCATGACAAGTCCTCTCAGTAACATCGTAGACCGTAACCCAATTACTGGCGCAGGTGTTGCTACGTTTAATGGTCAGAACTTATCGTACAGTCCGGGTCTCTTGTCAAATGTCGATGTAACTCCTGTTGTATCTACAGTGTTTAACCCTGCTCTTAATGCAGGTGTTGCTACTACTGGTGGTGCGTTAAATGTTACTGGTCTAAATTATGATGCAGTGCCTAGCGCAGCTAGTCCAACAGGTTTTGTAACAGTTTACAATCCTACGCAATGGTCTGGTGGTGATGTTACATCTACTCCTGCTGTAACTACAAGCGGAACTCCTGATTGGTACACTGCAGCTACAGGACAATCATGGGATAGTAGTCCAAGTAGTTCAGGCGGTAACTCTTCATCAGGTGGAGGTTACACTGGAGGCGGTTCGTCGTATGGTGGTAATCCATCATCAACTGTCTCAGGTGGTTCAGGCCGTACAGATGGCGGTTACGGCTGGTAAATAGTGCTTGACTTTAATTTAAAAGTATGCTACCCTCAATTACATAGTAAAACGGTGTAAACATGACGTACCTTGAAATGGTAAATAACATCCTGAAACGCTTACGGGAACGTACCGTAACTTCAGTAGATGCAAACTCATACTCCGCCTTGATTGGTGTTTTAATTAACGATGCTAAGAAAGAAGTCGAAGACTCTTGGGACTGGAGTGCATTACGTACTACAATCACAGCTACGACAACTGCTGGTGTTGCTAGTTATACGCTAACAGGTTCTCAAAATAAAATTAACGTACTCGATGTCATGAATGATACTGATGATTTTGTCATGCAGTATGCTGATGCACATTGGATGAACAAACAGTTTTTGTTAACTGATCCTCAAGAAGCAGCTCCGTATTATTATTCATTTAATGGTATTGATGATAATGGGGATACACAAGTAGACCTCTACCCTATTCCTGATGCTGCGTACACTATTCGTTTCAACGTAGTTAAACGTAATCCTGAGCTATCAGCAAACTCTGATCGGATTACTATTCCTTATCAACCTATTCTTCTTTTAGCGTATGCTAAAGCAATTGAAGAACGTGGTGAAGATGGAGGCATAGGCGCATCATCTGCTTTTAATACAGCTAACCGTTCGTTAAACGATGCTATTAGCCTTGATGCAGCTAAACACCCTGAAGAATTAATCTGGCAGGAAGTATAATGTCTAAACCAATGCAAACAGCAAGCATTGCAGCTCCGGGCTTTTATGGACTCAACACTCAAGAGAGTTCCGTAACCCTAGCTGCTGGCTTTGCTTTACAAGCAGACAACTGTGTTATAGATAAGTTTGGTCGTCTTGGTGCACGTA